TTTTTAGATGAGTTTGCATTCGTTGAAAATGATGCACAGTTTTATACATCTACATATCCTGTTGTTTCTTCTGGTAAAGATACTCAGATTGTTATCACATCTACAGCAAATGGTATAGGTAATGTATATCATAAACTATGGGAAGGAGCTGTTCAGAAAACAAATGAGTTTAAACCTTTTAGAGTTGATTGGTGGGATGTTCCAGGAAGAGACGATAAGTGGAAACAACAAACAGTATCAAATACATCTGAATTACAGTTTGAACAAGAGTTTGGTAATACCTTTCATGGAAGAGGTAACACGTTAATAGGCGCAAATTATTTACTTGCACAACAAAGTATTGAACCAGAGTTTATAAAAGAGAATATCATGATATATTCTCAACCAGAACAAGAAGCTGAATATGTAATGTGTGTTGATGTTTCTAAAGGTAGAAACCAAGACTATAGCACATTTACTATAATAGATGTAAGTAAACAGCCATTTGAACAGGTTGCTATTTTTAGAGATAATAATATATCACCAATGCTTTTACCGGATATCATATACAAATATGCTAATCTGTATAATGAAGCTTATGTTGTTGTAGAAAGTAACGATCAAGGTGGTGTAGTTTGTAATGGATTATATTACGATTTAGAATATGAAAACATGTTTGTAGAATCAAGTATTAAAGCAAATGCTCTTGGCGCTACAATGACACGAAGAGTAAAGCGTATTGGTTGTTCAACGATAAAAGATTTAATTGAACAAGGTAAACTTAAGATAAATGATGCTCAAACAATAATAGAAATGAGTACTTTTGTAAGTAAAGGGAATAGTTATATGGCTGTTGGACCAAATCATGATGACCTTATGATGAACTTAGTTCTCTTTGCGTGGTTTACAACAACTGATGTATTTGAATCATTAACAAATATCGATATGAAAGATATGCTTTATAAAGAAAGATTAAAAGCTATTCAAGACGATATGTTACCTTTCGGTTTTGTCGAAAGTGGAAACTACGAAAAGGATAAATATACTAAAGACGATGATGGTAACATTTGGTTCGAGCAAGAATGGACAGGAAATAACATATGAAATACGAAATTATAATACTTACACATTCACAAGCACATGTAAGAGATACTGATTCTAAGGATTCAGGTAATCAATTATTGTTTGTACAACAAGCCGCTAAACAAGGCATTAAGGTTTACACCGTAGATTTTCCAGGATTAGAAATTACTAAAACAAAAGATGGCCATGTATTAACATCATATGCGTTTGATAAAGATGGTCTTGTTATTATGCCAGATGATAAAGGCAATAAAGAAAAACAAAAGCCAATACTTATACATCCAGAAAAAACATTAATTATGCCAAGAGGTTTAGGAACAATAGGATTTACCGGTAATCGTAACTGGTATGATGAGATGAAAAACTTAGAGATGTTTGGTTATACATTAATTAACGATACTGAAGCATTTGATTTATGTAGTAGTAAATATTTAAGTTATCTTAAAATGGTAAAGAATAAAATACGTACTCCAAAGACAGTACCTATTACACATTCATCAGAAGTTGAAGAAGCAGTTAAAAAATTAAAGACAAGCTTTCCAATCGTGCTTAAATCATCTACAGGTACTCAAACTGGAGTAGGTGTTGTTATCGTAGAAAGTATGAGGTCATTAAGAGCTTTAGTTCAAATGATTCTTTTATATAATAAGAATCTACCACTTATAATACAAGAGTTTGTACCTATTGATTATGACATAAGAGTTCTTGTATGCGAAGGACAAATACTTGGTGCAATGAAGAGAGAAGTTATTTCAGGAGATGGCAGAAGTAATGTATCACTTGGAGCTGAAGCGGCAGAAATAGAACTTACAGATATAGAAAAAGAAGAATCAATAAGAATAGCTCAAATATTTGGCACAAGATTAGCAGGTATAGATTTATTACCAGCCGATAATAGAGAAAAGGATTTACCCTATTGTTTAGAGGTTAATTCTAATCCAGGCTTACAAGGTATTGAAAGATATGTGGGCGGTATTACAAAACAATTCATAGAAATGTTCAAAGACAAGGACATTTGGTAGATGAATATCATTTTATTATAAATAAAAGTATGAATATTCTTATTATGAGACATATTAACTAACTCAACAAAGAGGACAAAGCGATGGCATTTCAAGTATCACCAGGCGTTC